AAATCCTGAAGAACTGAACACTAGGCAGATTCAAGATGCTCGAACATCGTTGGAAAGTACCCCACCTTTTGCTTATGCGGTAGTCAGTAAAGAATGCCCTAATGGCATGGAAAATATGTCATTGCAGTTCAATGAACCAGTTGATGCTAAAAAAGTTATTCCGCTTTATGAACGACCAATAGATGTAACAGATGACGAAATAATTGAAATTTGGAGTGGCATGGAAACTGACACAGGTGAACAAAACATTGCTTTTGCTAGAGCAATACTAAGAAAGGCACAAGAGAAATGAACTCAAAACAAGTAGCTGATGAATTAGAAAACATTTATTGGATACAAGGCGATGGAAAAGGCAAACCATTTCAGCAATATGCAGATTTTGTACGCCAGCAACAAGCTGAATACTATTCTTTACTTGTTAATCACGACAAACTTTATGCAAAAGTAATAGAGCAACAAGCTGAAATAGAGGCACTAAAACAAAGTAAATCTGACGCCAATAACAAAGTAAATAATGAACCAGTAGCGTGGAGAAGCAAAGATACAGATGGGTATTGGAGTATTTATCAAGCACCTGTAGAAGGTGCAGAACCACTCTACACCCATCCAGCAAAGACAGATAGATATATTGCCGATTTGAAAAATCTTGTTGATGCACAAGGTCAAGATGGAATATGGAATTCAGACAAATATATGCTGGGATTATTTAATGGTCTTGAACTTGCTTTGTCTATTTTTGAAAGTAGAGAACCTAAATTTAGAGAATTACCAGCAAAGACACTAACAGATGAGGAAATAGAAGAATGTTATTGCAATACGATTTATCAAGGTGAATTTGATAAAAATGTATTTGCTAGAGCAATACTAAGAAAGGCACAAGAGAAATGAAAAACATATTAAGAGAAGCTAACGACATTATTTATGGCGATAGAGAGAAAACTTACGGACACCCAAGCAAGAATTTAAAAACGATTGCGGTTATGTGGAACGCATATTTAAATGCCAAAAATGAAATAGAAGTAAATGCAAAAGACGTTGCCGCTTTGATGATGCTTGTTAAAGTTGCACGCTTTGCTAACGACCCAAGCCACAAAGATAACTTAGTTGACGTATGCGGTTACGCAGCTTTGATTGAAAGATGCGACGAAGAAGAACCTAAAGAAGAATTAGTAGACATAGAAGAATACGCAAAAGAATGAATATTTTAACTTTAGATTTTGAAACTTATTACGCACAGGACTTTAGCTTGTCAAAGCTGACGACCGAGGAATATGTGCGTGATGATCGCTTTGAAGTTATTGGAGTATCTATAAAGGAGAATGATGATGAAGCAAAATGGTTTAGCGGTTCTCACGAAGAGTTATTGGCTTTCTTGCATAACTACGACTGGAGTAGTTCTTTTGCTCTTGCCCATAATGCTATGTTTGACTCAGCTATTTTGTCTTGGCGGTTTGGTATTCAACCAATGGCTTGGCTGGACACGCTTAGCATGGCTCGTGCGACAGATGGTTTGGAAGCTGGAAACTCCCTTGCTAAACTTGTTGAGCGTTATAACTTGGGACGAAAAGGGACAGAAGTATTACAAGCGATCAACAAGCGGCGTGCGGATTTTAGCGTCGATGATCTTAGCGCATACGGTGGATATTGTAATAACGATGTGGAGCTAACATACAGCTTATTTAACATACTACTGCCTAGGTTTAGCCTATCGGAGTTAAAGCTAATTAGTTTGACTATCAAAATGTTTGCAGAGCCGACGCTATTTTTAGACACGGTCTTGCTTGAACAACATCTGATGCAAGTTAAAGCCCGCAAAGAGAAATTACTTAATGCTTGCGTAGCAGATAAAGATACCCTAATGTCCAATCCTAAACTAGCAGAACTACTAATATCTTTAGGTGTAGAACCACCTATGAAAATATCAATTACCACAGGAAAAGAAACGTATGCGTTTGCAAAAAATGATGAAGGTTTTAAAGCGTTGTCTGAATATCCCGATGAAAGAGTGCAAGCAATCGTTGCTGCGAGATTGGGTACAAAATCTACCCTTGAAGAAACGAGAACTGAACGCTTTATCAATATATCTAAACGAGGACGTATGCCAGTACCGCTTAGATATTATGCCGCCCATACAGGGCGTTGGGGTGGTGACGATAAACTTAACCTTCAGAATCTACCAAGAAAATCTCTTCTCAAAGATGCAATTATCTCCCAAGAAGGTTACGTTTTAATCGATGCCGACTCGTCTCAGATTGAAGCTCGCATAGTTGCGTGGCTATCAGGTCAAAACGATTTAGTTAATGCGTTCGAAAGGAGAGAGGATGTATACAAAAACATGGCATCTGCTATCTATAACAAGGCGGAAGAAAAAATTGATTCGAGCGAGCGGTTCGTGGGTAAGACGACAATCCTCGGTGCGGGGTATGGCATGGGCGCTGGAAAGTTTAGTATACAACTCAAAACTTTTGGGGTGGAAATCACAGATGCGGAGGCGGCTAGGATTATTGACGTATACAGAGTTCGATATCCGTACATTCCCCGATTGTGGCAAGAAGCTAATAGTGCCCTCAGTGCCCTCCAAAGTAAAAAAGTATGCCAAGTTGGGCATCAACCGCAAGCGCTTACCATTACGGAGAATGGTTTCTTATTGCCAAGTGGTCTCTTCCTCAACTACCCCGACCTTCAACAAGATCAAGACGGACAATACTCTTACGCAAGCCGACGGGGTCGAATAAAAATCTATGGTGGTAAAGTGGTGGAGAATGTGTGCCAAGCCCTAGCAAGATGTGTAATAGGTGAGCAAATGCTACGCATATCTAAACGTTACAAAGTAGTTTTAACCGTACACGATGCGGTAATGGCTGTTGTGCCCGAGGATGAAATTAAACCTGCAATGTTGTATATTGATGAGTGTATGAAATGGAGGCCTAAGTGGGCTCAAGAACTCCCATTGACATGCGAACTTGGTGTAGGGAAATCCTATGGTGATTGTAGTAGCAAGAAGGCTATTGAAGAATGGAAAATATAAAGATGGAATACTCCTCATATTATCTAGAAGCAACAAAAGAAATTAAATTAGCACAAGATGCTTTATTAAAAAATAATTATGTAGAAGCAAGCGAACATTGTTTGAACGCACAGGTTGAATTACGTTTAATGAACACAGCAGTTAAAACTTGGATACCCACAAAAGAATGAGCATAACTTGGTCATACTCGTCGCTTGGGTTGTTTCAGCAATGCCCTCGCAAATACTATCATTTGCGTGTAATCAAGGACATTACAGAACCCGAGTCCGAGCAGATGTTATATGGCAAGTTAGTCCATAAAGCTGCGGAAGATCACATTAAAGATGGTGTGCCGGTACCGGAAAAGTTCTCATTCCTTACTCCAGTATTGGATGTTCTTAGAGAAATACCGGGAACAAAGCATTGTGAGTATAAGATGGGGTTGACCCAAGACTTAGAGGCTTGTGGGTTCTTTGATAAAGACGTTTGGTTTAGAGGCGTAGCTGACCTTGTTATCATTAACGATAACGTGGCACACATTATTGATTATAAGACTGGTAAGTCTGCCCAGTATGCCGACACTAAACAGTTAGAGCTTATGGCTCTGTGCGTGTTTAAGCATTTCCCTCACGTAGAAAGAGTTAAAGCTGGCTTGGCTTTTGTAGTAAGCGAGGAGTTTGTTAAAGCTAATTACATTAAATATGAAGCGTCGGATAAGTGGGTTATATGGATACAAGAAACTGATAAATTAGAGGCCGCCCACGAGAATAACGTGTGGAATGCAAAGCCGAATTTTACCTGTAAAAAGTTCTGCCCAGTAAAAGATTGTGAACATAATGGTAAAGGTCATTACAGATGAACGAAGAAGATTTACGGGATTGTTTTGCGATGTTTGCAATGAATGGTATTTTGGTTAGAGGCGGTTTACACCCAGAGCTAATGCCCGAAAAAAGTATTGCAAGAAGATCATACGAAATGGCAGATGCCATGATTGAAGCACGCAAGGCAGAACCCGAAGCAGAAGTTGGTATTGTTGCGGTTAAAACAAGACGGAGAAATAAAAGTGCCTAAGATGCGCATAGCAGATTACATAAATGAAGTTATACCCGAAGCACAAGATCAGTCTAATTTTGATATGACACAGGCAGAAATAGCCCAAAGATTAGGCATGCAAAGGGAAAGCATAAACGGATTAGAAAAACGGGCTATGAAAAAGTTTAAAGCAGTACTTAAACAAAAAGGATTTAAAAAAGAGGAACTGCTTTGAAACGTTCCAAAAAGAAACAAAAATGGCAAGCCAAGACATTACAGGAAATGTTTGATAATATTCGGAAGGGGCAGGAATATGTGGCAGTTATCCTGCAAAGGGCTACTTGGGAAGAAGTGCAGTGGGCTATTAACGTAGCCTTGAGAGAAGAGGATAAGTACATGGCAACAAAAGAAAAAATTGTAGCGCCCGCAGTCAAAGATAAAAAGACTGGGGTAATTATTGAGGCGCCTTCAAAAAAGTGGGCACATGACCAAATAGAAGCTAAAGAACATATCAAAGACAAGAATGCTAAGCGTGGCTTTGTTACTAGTGAAGATAAGTTTGTTAAGAGAAAAAAGGCTGCAGTCATAGCCAAAAAAGCTGGTCAGATTAAAGATAAAGATATTAAAAAACTACATTCCAGCGACCTACGCAGGGCGGGTGGTTTAGCAAAGAAGAAAATTAAATGAACAATTTTGAACCCGTACCTTTTGCTGGTTGGATAGCATCCAACCCTCCTAATAAAGAACAGGTAGAACAAATAATTAAAGATATGCTTGGTGATGACCCACAAACCGGCATAAAATGTATGGTTCTAGCAGATGGTTCTGTATATTATTTCCGCAAAGAAGGAGACCGCTATGCCCTATGTGAACAAGCCAAGACCGTACAAACATGAATATGAAATGTACGATGGTACGCCAGCCGTTAAGAAAAAACGTGCCCAAAGAAATAAGGCTAGAAAAATTATGGAGAAAGCTGGGCTAGCCCACAAAGGGGATGGGAAAGACGTTGACCACAAAACGCCACTATCCAAAGGTGGCAAAACGGTTAAGTCTAATCTTAGAGTAGAAGCAGCTAGCGCAAACCGGTCGTATTCTCGTAACTCAGACCATACAATGAAACGGAATAAACCTAAAAATGGAAATAGTAAATAACAAAGCTATTGTAATTACTACCCGCCGACCTAATTTAATAACTGAATGTATACCTAAAAGTGAAGTTATAGAAACGGAAGGCGAGCTCCATAAAGTTGCAGTTCATTGGGGTTTAGAAGAAGCACAAGTATTAAATAAATTAAGGATAAAAAACATTCCTTCGCCTATCCAAAAAGATTACAAGTGGCCGGGGTTATTTAAACCTATGGCACACCAAAAAGAAACTGCCAACTTCCTTACGCTTAATCAAAGATCGTTTTGTTTTAATGAGCAAGGTACAGGTAAAACGGCATCAGCAATTTGGGCTGCTGATTATTTGATGGAAACAAAGCGTGTACTACGTGCGCTTATTATCTGCCCCTTATCTATTATGCAGTCTGCTTGGCAGGCTGACTTATTTAAATTTGCTATGCACCGCAAGGTTGGCTTAGCTTATGGAGATAGGTTAAAGCGTAAAGCTATTATTGACAGCGACGCACAATTTGTAATTATCAATTATGACGGCGTTGAAATTGTAGCCGAGGATATTATGAGAAACAATTTTGATCTCATTATTGTTGATGAGGCAAATGCCTATAAGACTATTACTACTCAGCGCTGGAAAACCCTTAACCATATAGTAACCCCAAGAACTTGGTTATGGAT